AATGGCAGATATTGCTCAAAGTATGGGCGGTAAAGAAATTAAAATGAGTTCTGCTGTTGACATAAAGAAAGGAGGTAAGGGAATATTTAGATATAATATTCCAGAAAAATTTTACACTGATGAATATAGACTCGTTGATATTCATTTCTTAAATAAAACCAATCAAGTATTATATATTTTTAGAGATAAAGAAAATAATAAAATGTTTCATAAAGAAACTGATAAATATGTTTGTTACCAAATACCTCAAGGGGGAGCGGCAAAGAAACTGCTTCCTTATGAAGATTTAGATCAAGTTATAATTAATTACAAAAATAAATATGATTTAGATCCTGATATAACATATGAAGGGGATCTAAGAATTACATCTAAACACGCCATGGATTATTATCATTTTAATAAAGGTGAACCAAATAAGACTAGTTCAAATATTATGTTTTTTGATATTGAGATTGACACAGGAAAAGAACGTGTGTTTCCAAGACCAACGGAAGCTAAATTTCCAATTAATATGATAACTACAATTTTCAATAGTCACACAATTGCCTATGTAGTTGATAATTATACAGAAAAAATTGGAAAGAAAGAAGTAGATGAACTTAAAATATTCAAAAATGAAAAACAAATGATGCTTCAATTTGTTAAAGATTTCAAAAAGTCTGAGTGTGATTTTATTGCAGGATGGAATTGTATTAGTTTTGATCTTGAATATATTTACAATAGACTTCCTAAATTGGGCATTTCAATAAGTTCAATGAATAAATTTGATGAGTTTTACGTAGATGGTTCAAGATATATTTGTCATATTCCAGGTGTTGTTGCTATTGATCAAGACTTTTTATATAGAACATTTACATTTACAAAAATGGAAAATTATAAATTAGGATTTATTGCGCAACATGAATTAGGAGTAACAAAAATTCAACTTCCATTGCCTTTTAATAGAATGTATTGGGAAATGTTAAATTTAACAATTGACTATAATATTAGAGATACAGTACTTCTTGAAAAATTAGATGATAAACTTGATCATATAAATCTTTTAAATGAACTAAGAATTATTTGTAATACAACTTTTGATTCTGTATCTTCATTTAGTCAAATTGATTCTTTAATGGTTTCATTTTTAAGAAATAAAGGTTTAGCATCCAAAAATGGAAATCCTCATGTCAAAAAAGAAAAGTATCCTGGAGCATTTGTGTTCGAACCAATACCTGGAACTTATGATTGGATTACAGATTTCGATTTCGCTTCTCTATATCCAAGCATAATGATTACATATAATATTGGTATTAATAGTTATGTAATGAAAACAAAAGATCCACACCTTGGATATGATCTCGTATATTGTCCAGAAAAACTTCCAGACAAGTTTATAGTTGTTCTAGATCCATTATATGAAAATAAAGAAGTTGAGGTAACAAGAGATGCTTTTCTTAAGAAGATTAAAAAATCTAATTTAGTTTATACAATTAACGGGTGCTTCTTTCAACCACATAAAAAAGAATTCTCAGTATTTGGAGAAGTTGTTGATATGTTAATGACTTCAAGAAAAAAATATAAGAATAATATGTTTAATGCAATTGAATCAGGCGATAAAGATAAAGAATCATTTTATTATACTCGTCAATTAGTTTATAAGGTTTTAGCAAATACTTTATATGGAGTAGTTGCAAATAAAGCATTTAGATTCTTTGATCTTTCACTTGCGGCAGCAGTTACACTATCAGGACAACAAGCATTAAAAACATCAATAATTGAAGGTGATGCTTTTATGAGGCATCTAGATAAAAATACTGAATATGTTGCTCCATCTCCCTTGACTAAAAAAGAAATGTATAGCGATAAAATGCCAGATAGAAGTAATGAATATATTATAACGGGAGATACTGACTCAATTTTTTGTTGTTTTGAAGAATTTGGAGATGATTTGAAAGTTCAAGATATTCAAAAATGGTGTGTAAAAATTGAAGAATTTTTAAATAATAAGATAATGATAAATATGTTAGAAAAACAAAATATTGATTTTGATTTTAATAGAATGAAATTAAAAAATGAGTTAATTATTTCACGAGGATTGTTTCTTGCTAAAAAAAGATACGCTATTCGAGTTGTTAATAACGAAGGTAAAGATGTTGATAAAACTAATTATATGGGTGTTGAAATTAAAAGATCGGATTATCCAAGAAAATCAAAAGAGTTTTTGTCAGAGTTAGTAGAATTGATATTAAAGAGTAAGAAAATTTCATTACCGCGATTAATGGAGTTTATCAATCGTAAAGAGCAGGAATTTTTGAAATTAATTTTAAATGGGGATAAAAGTATATCAAGACCAGTTTCATATGGAAAACAATTAGATGAATATAAACTTATTCCGCAGGGGGTTAGAGCTATGGAAGCATGGAATAAAATAGTTTATAATGTTCATAGACCTGGAGCAAAATCATATATGTACTGGGTAAGCGGTATTGATATAGACAAAGCACCAGAAGATGTTAAAATAAAATATCATAGATTTGTTGAAGATGGAAATAAACTAGAAGTTATAGCTATACCTGATGATGAAGAAAACTTACCAAATTACTTTCTTATAAACAAAGAAGCAGCACTTAAATTCTCATTTAAAGATAGATATGAGTTGATGTTAAAACCTTTAATGATTGATATGAAAAAGAAAACAGTTCTAACTTTTTAGAACATATATACAATGAGAGGAGAATTAAATGAGTGATGAAAAAACAGTATCGTTAATTGAAAATTTTACAAGTTATCAAGGAGAGGGGCCAGATAGTGGCAGAGGAATGGTTATACTAAGATTTAAAACTTGTAATCTTAAGTGCCCTTGGTGTGATACTTATGTAAAAATGAGAATCTCGGCAGAATCCCCACATAAATTATCGGATATTCAAAAAACAATTGATGAAACCAGATCTGGTATTATGATTACTGGGGGTGAACCAACTGTACCAAAACATTTCGATGAAACACTAATGCTTTTAAATAATTTAAGATATACTATTGCTAATGTTGAAACTAATGGTTTTAATCTAGAGGGTTTGTTAAAAAATGCCACTCGTACAGCAAACATCCACTTTGTTTATTCACCAAAGATTTTTGACGCTAACGATTTAAAAAGAGCAATTGATAAAAGTAAAGATGTTTTAAAGTATGATAATGTCTATATAAAAATTGTATTTGAAGACAATACATTAATTAATACATATTGTGAGTGGTTATCTTCTTATATTGATAGAAGACGTAGTTACTATAATAAAATCTGGTTGATGCCAGAAGGAGCTACTCGAGAGGATTTAATAAAAAATTCTTCAATGGTATTTGATTCATGCGAAAAGTATGGATTTAATTTTTCATCAAGAGATCATATAATATTTAATTTCATATAGGTGAAAGGAGGTGAATGATATAAAAGTGTCTAGTTATCATAAAAATTATCATTCTGGAGAACATGCCGGAATTTGTGTAGTTCGTCGTAAAGGTGAACAACCTGAAGATCTACTCAAAAGATTTCGCAAAAAATATTCAAAAAGTGGAATTGCCAAGGAACTTCGTGATAGAATGTATCATGAAAAACCAAGCGATAAAAAGAAGAGAAAAAAACAACAATCTATACGACTATTAAAAAAGGAAAAAGAAAAACTTGAAAAAATGACAGCACGTGTTCAAAAAATGAGGAGAAAGAAAGAAAAAAAAAGAAAGGAGTAAGCTATGATTCAAGCAGTATCAGATAAAATAGTATTGGAAAGTATGAGGGTTACAAAGAGTAAACATGGTATTATAATTCCAGATACAGGGAGTGACACACAAGGTTATGGAAAAGTTCTTTCTGTTGGTGATGAAGTTCCTAAATGTTTTGAAATAGGACAAATTTTAATTTATCATCCACGAGCTGGTATGGATACTATTATGGATGAAAGCATGTTAAAAATTGTAAAACATGAAGAAGTATGGGGAATTTTAACCAGTGGAGATGTTGCATCATCTCTTGAACCAATAGTAATTGGTAAAAAAGCTGAAAAAATAGTAAGTGGTGCAAATAGGAAAGGGGGTGTTATAGTTGTACCTTAATAAACAATCTATTATAGCAAGAGATTTGGGAGATGCTTGGTTTCAAACTCTTTTTAGAATTTTAGATGAAGGAAGTAAATTTAAAATTGATAGAGGTTCATATGCAGGTCAATATAGACTTGAATTTGATTGGGTGGAAGTTCATATAAAGAGACCTGGAGACAGACCTTTATTACCTCAAATTGAAGCACATCATGGAATCCCAAATCCAGTTAAAGATGATTATTTAGATGATTATATTCCTTATCTTATGACTGGTGAATTAAAACCTGAAGAATCATACACTTATGGACAAAGACTTGTTAGATATCCTGTTCCATATAATGTTTTTCCAGAAAGCTATTCATCTGAATATAAAGAAATAGTTTTAGATGAGATTGATGAACTAAAAGAAAGAAAAATATTATTTTTTGATAAAGAATTTAAATGTTGGTGTCTAAATCAGATTGAACTTTTAATTTGGACATATAAAGAAAAGGGACCAAGAAATAATCAAATGGTTCTTCAAATTGCACATCCTAGTGATATGCTTTTAAAAGATCCACCATGTTTAAGATTAATTGATACAAGGATTCAAGGAAATAAATTACACTTCTATCCATACTTTAGAAGTTGGGATTTGTGGGGTGGATTTCCAGCAAATCTAGGTGGAATTCAACTCCTTAAAGAATATATTTCAAGTGAGGTTGGAGTTGAAGATGGTGAAATAATTGCTACAAGTAAAGGTTTACATATTTATGATTATACATTCGATCTTGCAAAATGTCTTAGGATGCAAGACGATATGAAATTAAAGGAAGGAAAATAATATGGTAGCTGCTGACTTGTTGGATGTTAAATTGTTGGATGGCGAAACCATATGTCCTAAATGTAAAGGTAATGGTACAGATCTAGAACACCCTCAATATACTTGTCCTAAATGTTCAGGTACTAGAAAAGTAGATTGGGTGTCTAAAGCTATGAACATTCCTAAGAAAAGAAATAGAAGTTCTCTTGATATGGTGAATGTAAGAAGGATGATAAATTATATAAAGACAATCTTTGAACAGTTTGTATTTGAACCAAATGACGAAATAACAAAAAACCAAACAACCAACTGTATCAATGATTATTTAAATGTGCTTAAAAACAAACGAGTACTTTATGATTATAAGGTTGTTTGTGATAAGTCTAACAATTATAATATTGACGTACATATAAAACCGTTAAGAACAATGGAAATAATTACAGCTAATTTTCAAATATCAAAATAAAAAGGAAGGTGAATAAAATGTCATGTGCAATTGGAATTATATCTAAAGACGGAATTTGGATTGGAACTGATAGTGCAGCAACTACAATTGATGGTGAAAAAAGACCGATAATAGCTGAAAAAATGTTTAGAAAAGAAAATTTTCTAATTGGTTATATTGGAAGCGTAAGAGGAGGACAGATTTTAAAATCAAAAGATTTTAAATGTCCACAAAATATTTTAAACCTTCCTGACGCCATTATGGAATGCTGCAGAGAAAAAGGATGTTTAGCTATAAATGCAGAAGATCAAACTAATGGTCATTTATGTAATTATTTAGTGGCTTGTAAAAATGGATTGTATGAAATTTTGGTTGATTTTCAAATAAATCAAATAGCTGAATATACTTCTATTGGTTCCGGATCATGTTATGCTTTTGGTTCTTTATTTACTACTAGTAAATCGAATTTAAATCCACAACAGAGAATAAAATTAGCTTTAAACACTGCTGCATATTTTGATATTGCAACAGCGCCACCTTTTGTAATTGAGAAATTATAAAATACACTTGGAACAAAAGAATAAATGAAAAGGAGAATATAGAATGCCTAGAAGTGGTTATGTGCTAGCAGGATTTGAAACATTAGCTAGTATTCTCGATGCGTTTATAAGCGGTAAAAAAAGTAACTATGATGATAATTTTACTAGAACCACTATCTCAAAATTTCTTTCTGATACATGTTCTGGTTTTTTACATTCTTATGGACAGAATTTTCCAAACAAAAAGAAATATAATAAATATAGTTTAAATGAAGCTAATATGTATCGTCAATGTAGAAATATGGGTTTGTTTGATGATTGTGATTTTATAGTTGATAGTGGAGGTTTTCAAATTTCAACTGGCAGATTGACCAGAAAGGAATCCGATCTATTACTAAATAATATGTATTATGATTTTCTTGAAGAGTATCATGAAGTATATGATAGAGCATTTATTTTAGATGTTCCGCCAGGTCCAGGTTGTGAAATATTCCATAATTTTGAGGATGTTTACAACCTGAACCTTGAATCATACCAAAAAGCTAAAAACTTACCTGATCACATCAGAAAAAAAATCATTTATATTCACCACTTTAGAACTCCAAAGCTATGGGAAATTTATACAAAAATAATGCGTGACTGTGATATGTTCCCTGCATTTGAACATCATGGAACTGGTGGAATTGTTGCTAATATGTCTAGTGATATGTCGATTCCATGTATTATTTATGTATTACCATTAATTCCTTTGCTAAATGAAGCAATTAAACATGGAAGGTCATATTTAAATTTTCATATTTTGGGTGGTGCTAATTTCAGAGATGTTTTGTTTTATGAATTATTTAAAGTAGCTATTAAAAAAAATCATAATATTGACTTAAATATCAGTTATGACTCTTCTGGACCATATAAACAAGTTATGCATGCTCGTTTTCTTAATGTAAAAGATCAACATGGATATATAAGAAAAATGAGTATAAAAGGTAATAACCTCGATAAAAAATTCTTGCCAGATTTGAGAGTTGTTGATATGCTCCAAAGGCTTTTTGATGAGATGTCAGATAATGCAGGATTCAAACGAATTGATGTTGATGGAATATATGGAGAATACCCTAATAGAAGCGGTGTTATGACAGAGACATTTCATCCAGATGTAAAAGCATATTCTCTTTTATATTCCCTTAGCATTTATCCAGAAATTCAAGAACATATGAAACAATTTTCTCATAGGGTTTATCCAATTTATGAATCCGGAGATTTAGAATCATTTTATAAAGAGTGTTTTGATATTACAAGAATTATTAACCAAGGAAAATTAACGAAAAAACAAAAAATTAAATCTAATAGCATTCCTCGTTCGCTTGATATGTTAAAAAATTTAGATGAGGATTTTTGTAAATATGTTATTACTAAATCTCTTGCAAAAGATGAATTTAAGGATTTAGATGGTAAAGGAGTATTAACACTATGATAGATAATAAAATTTTTAATAAGTATAAAAACAAGTTAGTATCTTTAGGAGAAGGTGAAGAGATTTGTAAAAAATGTAAAGGAAAAGGAATGGTCTCAATAAAAGGAAAATTTCGTAATCCTTTCAGTTCAACAAAATACCATACATTAAGATGTAATGTATGTTTAGGAGATGGAAAAATTGATTGGATCGAAAAAGTCACAGGAAAACCTAAAACACCAGTACTTGATGGAACAGACTGCTACACCCCCTCAAGTTGATGAGGTCATTCTTGAAGAAGGTGATATAATTTGTAATAAATGTGAAGGATCGGGATATGTTTCTGGTTGTGATAAATGTGAGGGGGCAGTACATGTTTCTGATTATCAACTTTGTCCAAAATGTCAAGGAGAAAAAAAATTAGATTGGATTTCAGCAATAACTGGAGTAGCCAGTAAATTATCTACTTCATGTGGATCACATGGTTCTAGCAGCTCTTCTGGTTCTACCAAACCTTCTATACCTTTTTATACATGGGGGCGTAATGATTATGGACAACTTGGAGTAGATGATATTAGGCCTTCCAAAACTGTCTTAAAAAAAATTAGAAAAGGAGTCGTGAAAATTGAATAGTCAGTCTAATGTTAAATTTGAAGAAGATGAAATTGTTCTAAAAGAAGGGGAAAAGATATGTGATAGATGTGAAGGAAGTGGTTATGAACCAAAGCAATGTGAGGCTCAATGGTTTAGAACTGTTTGTAAAAAATGTCAAGGAGAGAAGAAGGTTGATTGGATTTCAAATGTTACTGGTGTTAAAGAAAAAGATATTACTTTAGCTGCTGGAGATTCATCAGGTGGATTTACAAGTTTTAGCTCAGTTGTTACTACATCTGAAATTTGCGTTGAGAATACACCAATAAGAGAGTATATTCAAAAAGTAGCAGCAAAAGAAGTAGCTAAACAA